GGGATATCGAAGGTGACCGGCCAGACGTAGGTATCGGACTGCTTAAGGACAAACGCCATGCAGGAAGCTCCTTTAGGTAAAGGCGAGGCTTAACTCATCATTGCCGGCCGTGGTCGGCACCGCAACGTAGGGGATGTTAAGCATTTGCACGCCATCTTGGTCCCCGTAGGTCGGGTTAGTGATGTCGCACTGGCCAGCTGTAAGGGTGACACGGTTGCCAGCCGTGGTGCCGTGCAGGAATGTGAGGTTCCCGGTGGTCTCGGTTTGGGCGATGCTGAAATAATCCTTAGTAGCCAGCGCCGGAGCCTCAATCATCACAGTGCCGCTGGGGGCGCGGTCAGTGATGAGGATTTCCTTGGTGCAGCCAACCAGCTCGCGGTAAACCGTTTCATTGGCGATATCCAAGCTAACCGACTGAAGGCAGCCGGCATAGCTGAAGAATTGGAAGCTGGACGTGTTGCCCTGCTTGAAGATCAACGGGCTGGCTTGAGCGCTGTAGGTAACGGAAGGCAGCGCCGTGTCTGTCGGGGCGTTGTAAACGCCAATCATCGTGAAGTCGATTGTGGGAATCTGACCGACTTCGGCGTTCAAAACAAACGTGCCCCGGCAGCCGGTCAGGATGTGGCGGATGCCGTCGTTGTTGAAATAAATTGTCGCAGAACTCAAAGAGCTGCTAACCGGCGCATAGGTGACGCTGGTGGCAGCCACGATGGTCTCTGACAATCCACACGCCTGTAGAACGGCGCCATAGCGAGGCGCAGTGCCAGCCGTGCCGGAACCAGCCAGTTCGACCTGAAACGTAATGCTGACGCGCGTGTTAGCCAGCAACTGAGGGCTGTTGCCAAAGTAAGGACGGATCAGATCGCGGCTGACCACATCAGCCTCAATCGGCGTGATTTCCAGGTTCCGCACCAAGAGGGCATCGGTTCCAGCCGGAGTGCTGTCCGTCCCGTAGGTGGATTCCTTTTTAACCTGGATCAGTCTTTTGCGTGTCAGAGCCATCGCTCAGTTCCTCGATTTGGGGTTCGGGAGGCTTTGCTGGCTCAGTCCGCTCGACGAGCGTTCTCTTGCCAGTTTTGGGATTGAGTAGGTAGGACCCACCCATGCCGTAGTGTTCATCCATCATCGTAGCTGCTAGGGACTCAAGGCCAAGTTAGTCACCTGTGTTCGATACTTCACTGCAAAATCGCAAGAGATCACCCCAGATGGCTGGTCTGCTTCTTGCAAGTCAAAGCTAACCGATACCGGCTGAACGTCATAAGCAAAGCCATTGCAAGTCAGGTCAGCCATAATCTTGGCGTGAAGCGACTCAATGATCGGGTCTGCCACTTGATCTGGCACGTCACCCCGAACAATCACCGCGATTCGCACGGTCATTGTCCAATCCAGCGTTGGCAGTGCCGTTAGCTGCTGGCAGACATCGCTGATCGGTTCAACGACAATTGCCGGCAGCTCACCGCGTTGCAACGGTTCAACCCTGCTGCGATAGATCCGCGTACTGACACCCGTGGTGCCCGTCAGGTTGGTGCGGATTCTGGCCAGGATTGACTCGCGATGAGTAGTCATGATGATGCCACCTGAACCACTGTGCAGATAATGCCAGGAATGCTGGGACGGGTAGGACTGCTTCCAGCGGGTTCCGCGTGGATGTAGGCCGCGACGTTAGTGGTTGACCATATCAGCTCAATGTAGTCTTCGGCGTTCAGGCCTAAGACGAAATTGACTGTGCCGATTACGTTACCAGCGATTCCTCCGTGGCTGCTAATAATGCTGAACTTGCTGTCGCTGGCGGGCACGTCCCCACTGCTGCCAGCATTATTCTTGCGCAACCAAACATTGGTGTCGTGAATAGAGCTGTCAGTGTTGCTGAATTGAATTGAAAAGGTGATGCTATAAACGCCTGGATGATCAACCGTTAGGCGCGTTTCTGAGATGACCTTTACGCCACGGCTTGCCGTGTCAACCTGCCGCAGCTTGACCGAATAGGCCGTGTTTGCCAATGCAGCCACTTGAGATGTCCCATCCCAAAACGATCCCCAATATCCAGGGCAACCAAAATATGGCAATTCAGACCATGGCGTTTTGCCGTCGCCAATTTTTAAATTCTCAGTTTCTTTTTCGACGCCAGGTTCTCCTGCCATCAGCACTGGATTGAGTGCCGACCACTGGCTACGAGTGTTGATCTTGAAGGGACCGCTCATGTCTTCTGGATCCCAAGTTGAACAAACTTGCCGTCATCGAGCAACATGGTTTCTCGGACGGTGTAAGCAGTCCCATCCACGGTGATTGAATCGCCGCGAATGAGACTGCCAAAAGCGGAGGTCCTAGCGGTCAACGTGTAATCGGTGGTGAGCACCATTCCATCGCTGATCACTTGACTGGGCATATCCAGAATTCCTTGAGCGGCAGTGGCGCCAGCCGTACAGCTAACGCCAAAGTCCGCCAAGAAAATATCCAGGTCCTCCGCAAACGCCATGATCAGCTGTACTTCGCGGAAGCAAGACCAATCACAGCCACGGCGCCAGCGCCAGTGCCACCAGCAACGGTGGTAGAGACTTTCACAAAGCGCTTCAAAGAAGTCACGTTGACGAAAATCTTTTGCAGCGATGCAGTGTTAGCGGTGGTGGTGGTGAAAGCGCCGCCGCTCACGTCGGTGTAAGAACCGCCGGAAGTGTCGGATTCGGTCAGCTTGACGGCATAGGTGATGCTGGCACCGCCGGCTTCGGCGTCCAACAGCACAGCCATGTCGCCCTCGTAGCCCTGCAGGTCAATAGCAGAGCCGGTCCCGGTTGCGGTCACAACGTCGTTGCGCAGCAGACCGAGAACCGTGGTTTTAGAACCAAGGTTGTGGATGGTCATGATTTAGTCCTCCGTCGAGAGGTAGATGGTTTAGGTGTTGGCTCAGTGAAAACCTGAACCGCTTCAGCCACTTTGTCAGCGGCTGCCACTGCTTTGCCAATGCCGATCAACAGTTTGGCGTCTGAGGGGGAAGCCTCAAGGACTTCCCCAACTCGGACCACCAGACCCGCCAACATTGTCTGTCGCAGGATCTCGATCCTCATGATCAGAGGGTGTTGTTGCCGCGGCTGAAGGATTCAGGATGGCGAATCGCAATGTCGCAATCCTGCATGGCCACCACGCGCACAGTCCCGGAGGTGCTGTGGGTGTAGGGGTCAACCATCAGGTCGAGGCCAGAGAAGTAACCAATGATCAGATCGGCAAAGTTGCCAAACCACAGATCGTTGGATGCCACTTGGTTAGAAAGCACGCCGCGGTAGCCGTTGACTTCACCGCCTTCCATGATGAAGATGCCGGAGCCGGCGTCTTTCTTCGTGGTCTTCAGATTGCCGCGCATTGCAGCGTTCATCAGATAGACAGGGCTACCCAGCAGAGCGTTAGCAGTAGCGACGTCCGATTCCAGCGCAACCACTTCCTCAAAAGTAGGAGCGTTAGCGGCGAAGTCTTCGGTGCCGATGCCGGTGGTGTTCTTCAGGCCCAAGGGCTCGCTGTTGGCGCCAGTCCCGTAAAGGCCAGCGGCGTCAATCTTGAGAGCAATTACGCGCGCCAGGTCGCCGCGAACCATGTTTTCCACGTCAATGGAAGACTGGATCATCAGGCGACGGCTGAAGTCGGTGAAAGCAGCAACCGTACGGGGAACCAAGCTGACCTGATCGACGGTCTGCTGGCTTTCCGTGGGCGAGCCGGACTCGGATACCCAGTAGGCGGTAGCAGCGCCGGACTGACGGGGGATAGCAACGTTGCCGGTCAAGCCGGTCAGCACAGTGGCGCCAGCTTGATCCAGTGCCGAAGCATTGCGCAGCAGCTCAATGAAGCTGCCAGCATCCAGCTCGGTAGCAACCAGGTTGCCGCCGGCAGAAGCGGTGCCAACGTTCAAATCGCGACGCAGCACTTCCTGGGGAATGGTGATGCCACGGGACTGGCGGCCAAGTTTGGCGGCAGCAGCTTCAGATGCTTCGATCTCAAACGCAGCAGCCTCACGGGCCGAGCGATCGGTCGGGTTGGAAAGATAGTTGATGGCACGCAGGAAAGAGAAGCCGCGGCTCTCCTTCTCAGTGAGGCCAATGTCGGCGGCCTGCATGGTCACGGTCTCCTGGGGAATGTTGAATTTGTCGAGCACAGCAGCCCGAGCCTCGTCGATTGAACGACCAGACTCAATAAACTGCCGACCCATGTCTTCCATCTTGTGCTTGGCGCACAAAGACGTGATGTCCGAGATGCGGGCACGCTCAGCCTGAATGGCTTCGGCCTGCACCACGGCCAGATCGGGTGTGGTGTTTTCCATTTGCGGAATTTGATCGTGGGATGGTGCTGCCGAAGCAGCCGGTTCAGTGGACTCAAGCGATCGGCCGATGCCCACTGTTTTGTCAGCGGGAACACTGACAATAGACACCTCGTAAGGTGACCAAGCAGTTGCGACGAAATCGCCACTGCCACGCTCTTCCATTTTGTCGATGGAATAGCCGAAGGACACATTCCGTAGAACGCGGTCCTTCACATCACTCAAGATTTCTTGAGCGAATGCATTGCGGCTGAACCGCACACGCGCATAACCACGGCGGCGATTGCCGTCGATGTACGCGCGCTCTACAACGCCGATAACTTTGTCCGGGTTGTGATTGAACAACAGCGGGGCGCCATCGTTCAGGCGGCTAAGGTCGGCCGCCTTTACTTCGTGGCTCAGGATTTCGTTGCCAAAATACCTAGCTACTGGATACTCCGAGCTGAATGGGAACTCGAAGGTCCGGTCTTCAACAGCGTCAAACTCGGTCAGTTCAGCGCGTTGATACTTGCCTTCCAAAATTCGGCTAGTCAAATCTTCGGCGTCGCGGTCAACCTCGCCATCGCCAGTAGCTTCCTCGAATTCAATCGGGTCAAAATCATGCTCGCTCAGCCATGCCCGTGCCTCGGCTGGCGTGAACTGCGAGCTGCGAAACCGAATGGCCTGCACCTCGCTGTCGTTGCCTTTGATCCCGTAGATAAAATCCACGCCCGCGCCGCCTTCATCATTGACACGGCGCAGGGAGTCAAACTGCTCAGGGTCTTGCAACCTGGCAGCGTGCTCATTCGGATAGGGGCGCTCTAAATCCACAGCGCTTCTGTCTTGTAGTGTCTTGATTCTATCGGTATTGCAATCAGCCATCAGTCTTCTGCACCTTCAAGCGGATCCTCAAGCACCGACAGCTCTTCGTATTCTTCCTCTTCAACAGGTGACTCGGTTTCGCCAAACGGATCAACGGATCCGGCAGGCCTTGCTTGAGTCAGGCCGGCATTGCTCACCTCGCTCGGATCGGTATCCAATACGATGTCCAGCTCGTCAAGCTTGGCTAGTTCTGATTGACGCTGAGCCAGCAGATCATCCAAGTCGCCGCCCTGTTCGCTGATGACTTGGCTCAGTGTTTTAAAGCCGCATCGCACTGCTGATTTGTAAGCCTCAACCTCGCGCTGCGGATCAACCCATTCCCAGCTTCTAGGCACCCACTTGCTAGCCCGATAGCGATCAGGGTTGGTTTCGTAACCCGGCAAGCTAAGCGCACCACTGAGCACCGCCATCTCAAGCCACGCCTCAAACACTGGCTGGTGGAAGTTCTCGATCATGTAACGCTGCAGCACCCGGTAGGTGTCGCGTTCCTCAAGCAAGCTCAACCGGCTGCTGCTGTAGTTGCTCTCGCTGAAATTCTTGCTGATGCTTTCAAAGCTCACGCCAACACCAGCCGCCACAGCTCGCAGCATTGACCGCGTAAACGGTTCTAGTTGCCCGTCCGGTGCGTTCAAATCAGGCACCGTCACCGATTCGCCTGGTGCCAAATACTTGAACACGCCAGGTTGAAAGTCACTGACCCGCTCGCCTTCGTACACCTCGTCGCCAATCAGTTCTCCTTCAGGTGATTGGATAAATCCCATCAACGCAGAGCTGGCCCGAGCGCGCACCACCTCAGCCTCTTCGTAACCCTGCAGCATGTGCAGCCGCATCAGTGCCGACGCAAACCAGGTGACGCCACGGGTCTGCCCAGGCCTTTCAGGCAGGAACAGATGGATCACCTCATCAGCCGGCACCCGAATGCGGCGGCCATTGGTCCGTGAGTTGCCGGCATATGTATCGCCGGGATGGTTGGCATAAAAGTGATAAGCCTGTGGCCTGAGGTAGCTGTCCACCTCAATGCCCATCCTCACCGTGTTGCCTTCAGCCGCTTGCGGCACGTCATCGTCAATTAGGTAGTCAGCCTCAAGGATCTGCAGCGCAAATGGCACCCGCGAATCGCCAAACGGCCTGCGGATCATCCGCACAAACACCTCGCCAGACTCGGCCATGCTGCGCGCCAACAGGCGCTCCATATCGTGGAAGCCCAGCAGCCCGCTTACATCACAACGGCTCTTGTGCATCCACCGCTCCCATTGCTCGTGGATTTGACCGTTGATCACCTCATCAAGTCGCCCATCTAAACGCACCTGCCCTTGATGCCTAATCCCGTGACCGATCACATTGTTCTGGATGGCACGGACTGCCTGCCGCGCATAGTCGTTGTCGCGAACCAGTTGCCGCGCACGGTTGCGTAACGATTTGAAACTTGACTTGATCTCGCTGTCGGCGCTAGTGCCGCTCGTCACCCAGTCGGCAGTCAGCCGGCTAACCCTTGCGCCTTGATACGCCCGCGCCCTAGGCCGCAGCGGCTCATAACCCATCGCCTTGAATAGCCGCGTGCGCAGACCCATCAGAACCTCACGAACAGATTGTGCGGATTGCCGAGACCGTTGGCGATTAGGTCCGCCATCTGCTCACGCTTCACTTCAGCCTTCAGCTTACTTTCAAGCTGCAACAGGTCGGCCATGTCGTATTTCTTAAGGCTTCTGTTGCCAATGGTGTACTCCTTTGCAACGCCGCCGGCAACGATTGTTCTGATCGCAGCCTGCACAGCATCCAAGTCCTGCTGCGCTTGCGACCGGCCATCAACCGCACCAGGCGACCCCGCATAGCTCAAACTGGCCAACACCGTCAACTGGCCGCTGCCCAGCGTGACAGTGCTTCCAGTCTTCGTTGCCACCGCCTGCCAATACCAAGCGCCGGCGTCGAAGTTTGCGCTAGTGCCCGCCGCAATGCTGAACTGCCAGCCCGTGTCATAGGCACTACCCACCACCGTCGCCCCTGCGCTGGTACGGCTAGTCCGCAGGTAATAGGTCAGCGTGTAATCAGAGCTGCTGATCGCATCGCCCAAATTGTTCACGCCAGCCACGTCACGCCACTGAATCGTGTCGCCCGCTCTGATCTCGCTTGGAATGTTCACGGCCTACCAGTTGCTGACAAATCCAGGGCCGGCCGCAGCTGGTGCCGCAGGCTGTTGCCTTGATCTTAGCGGGGCCTTCTTACCACGCTCAAGCTGCTCCGCCAATTGTTGCCACATCGTTGCTCTATTCATTCGCCGCGAATACAGCAACATCGCCGCATATCCATAAACCGCACAATCCAACGCTTCGTTGCGATCACCCGCTTTCTTTACCCATTCGCGAATAGGAAATCCTCGGTGGTACCGCAATGCTTGCCGTTCGCTGGTCAATTGCCGAAAATATTCCTCATCAGCACCCATCCCAAAATGCAACGCGCCGCCAGTCTCGTTGTGCCGCAACCTTCCGAACAATGTCGTTTTGATCGTGTCGGTGCCTAGCTGATACAGCGTTACACCACGCTTCAACACTCGACCTTGCCAGCTCACGTCCACTTTGTTGCCCTTGCCAACCGCTGGGCTATTGCGCCTGCTGCTGCCCTTAATCGCAACCACACCCTGGCGCACCCGATCGCGAACAT